GAAGATCAGTGAAAGGTATCAATTGACCAGAGCAACTGTGGATAGAGCTTTCCCCGAACTCAAACTAGGTGAAGAGAAGAAACCCGAGGCTCCCAAGAAAGTAGAAGAGGAAGATTGGTAATAATGCAGGATAAGAATGTGAATCCTTGGATCGTGAATGGTTCTTCGAAGGCTAGACTGGTTTCAGTTACGCCCAACGCCGAAGAAACGATGGTATATGTGGCCCGTGTTTCTAACCCGAAGAACCAGAACAATCCTTCTATTCGGGGTCTGATTAAGTATTGTGCAGAACATGGTCATTGGTCCGTATTCGAACAGGCATCAATGACAGTTGAAATAGTCACTCCTCTGGCTATTTCCATTCAGGTACTGAGGCATAGGAGTTTCTGCTATCAACAGTTCTGTCTAGACGGTGATACAATGATTCGCCTTGGTAATAATTCCAAGGTATCTATCGCCGATTTATATCGTAGTTGGAATGGCCCCCAACGAAAAGTACGAACTGTGAGATGTCTTAACACAGACACCATGAAATTCGAAGTCGGTGAAGTACATGATGTCTACTACTCTGGCAAGAAACATGTAAATGAGTATGTATTTCGTTCACCTGCTCGCAGGGACCGTAAGTCATATGTTATTCGTAGTACACCCGAACATCGAGTGTTAACTCAGAATGGATGGAAAACTATCCATGAAGCATATGAAAATGGTGACCTGATTGCCGCTAATGGAACACATACTCGTCTCAAGAACGCAGTTGTTGATTCAAAATTGGGGTACCTCTATAAGAGTGAGGAGTGGTTGACAAATAATCGTTCACTAGGAACTACCAAATTAGCAAAACTATCAGGTGCTTCAGTTCCTACTATCAAGAACTGGTTGAGAAAGTATGGGTTGAATTTCGATATCGCTGGAGGTATGGAAATCTCTCAAGCTCCTAGGTCTGGTATTGATATATCGTTCACTGGTAAACTTCATTCGTTCATGAACTGGGCCAGAACTAATGTTCGTAAAGAACATTGTGAGAAGTGCGGTCATGATGGTTCGGTCAATCGACTGGAAGTGTCACACAAAGTCGCACATCGTGGTGATGAGGTTCTTGCATTCGATGAAAATAATCTACAGACACTTTGTTCTAAGTGTCATACCAATCATGATATTGATGTTCAGAACAAAGTCAACGGATGGTCATTGGATATGGGTCCGAAGTGGGTCGCTCCCGTGAGTTGTACTCCGATTGGTGTGGTCGATACATACGATATCAGTATGAATCACCATAGTCACAATTTCGTGGCCAATGGTCTGGTGACACATAATAGTGGACGTTATTCTGACCAACAGGATCTAAAAGAAATTAACGCAGAATTACCTGCATATGAGGACTTAGTATATCTACCTACTCATGCTCGTCTTCAGGACACAACCAATCGTCAGAATAGTATTCCGGCGAATGACTTTGTTCTGGACTTGAGAATGAGAGAAGAGATGGCCGCGGCATATGAGGCAGCAATCATCGCTTACAATAATCTATTGGAGATGGGTATCGCTAAGGAGATTGCACGATTTGTTCTACCGGAGGGAGTATATACCAGACTGTACATGACTGGTAATCTTCGTTCGTTCATTACATTCTGTCGAACACGAGACGACGAGGGTGTGGTACAATATGAACATGTAGAGTTAGCTAGGTGTATTCGAAAGATTCTCTCAAGGGAATTCCCGATAGCATACGAATCGTTCTTTGAATAGGAGACATACATGCCCACATATAGATTCCGTGATACAACCACCGGCGAGGAATTCGAAAAGTGGATGTTGATGGATGAAAGGGAATCCTACTTACAGGACAACCCGAATATCAAACAACTACTCACACCTCCCAACTTCGTTCACTCCGATAACTACGGAGAAGGTTGGAGAGGTAAACTCAACAAACAACATCCAGATTGGAAAGAGGTAATGAAGAAGGTTAAATCAGCTCCCGGTTCCACCACAGACGTGTCTCCATACTTGTAGGTACCAAATATGGCCAGAAAATCACCCCGTAACAACAACAGTCTGAATCAATCCGCCGGTAAAATGCGTCGTCGTAAGCCAATCAATTCAGACTGGATGACCAGGGTAGATCCTATTACATTCAATCAACGGAGAATCTTCGAAGCATTCGATTCTGGTAAGAATCTCTTCATTCATGGTTGCCCTGGTACAGGTAAGACATATCTGGCCTTATATCTCTCACTCAGAGAAGCTCTTAAAGAGTATTCAGACATCGAACATGTATACATTGTTCGTTCACTGGTAGCCACTCGTGAGATTGGTTTCCTACCTGGGACTCTGGAAGAAAAGTCCGAACAATACCTCCAATATTATGGAGGTCAAGTGAAGAGTATGTTTGACATTGATAATGTTGAACTACACGATATGATTCTCGGTAAACTTCAAGAACAGGATACCATTCGTTTCATTACTACTTCATTCCTTCGTGGTGCTACATTCAACAATTCAATCATCATTGTTGACGAGGCATCGAACCTGAATGGTCACGAATTATCATCAATCGTAACTCGTGTTGGTGATAATTCCAGAATCATCTTCTGTGGTGATTACTTCCAATCAGACCTCCGCAAACACGAAAGAGAAGGTTGGCAACGGTTTATCAATGTACTGTCGGAGATGCCAGAATATTTCTCAATAATTGAAATGGAGCCCTCTGATATCGTTAGATCTGAACTGGTTCGTAAGTTCATCGAAACGCAAATCCGACTCGGTTATATCTTCAACTAAATTGAATCACGGAGAGGGTTGACACCAACCCTCTCTTTTTGTTATGATAAGATCACAGATGAGACGATGTATGTTTGTACACAGAGAACCTGCACTAAAATATGAATCTCTTCCCGTAGTCGAAGAGAATGGAGTTCGTTGGTACCAAACACCAAGTGGAGTCTGGGTTCCTTCTGTAACCAGTGTAATTGGCCATGCGACCAAACATAAACTGGATAATTGGAAGAAACGAGTAGGTCAACAGGAAGCGGATAGAGTATGTAGAGTTGCAGCTCATAGAGGAACAACTCTACATGAGGCCGTAGAAAGATATCTTCTCAATGAAGATGTTTCTGTTGATAATCATCCGGGTGTGAGTTTTATGTTCGCATCACTCAAACCATATCTAAGGAAACACATAAACAATATCATCGCACTTGAGAAACCACTGTATAGTGAAACACTCGGTGTTGCTGGTAGAGTTGATTGTATTGCCGAGTGGAATGGAGTACCGTCAATTATCGACTTCAAGACTTCTAGTAAAGAGAAGGATAGAAAATGGATTGATGGATACTTCACACAGGTGTCCTCTTATTCATGTATGATGTTCGACATGTTTAGAATGAGGATAAATAATCTGGTGATTCTAATGGTGACGAATGACGGTACGGTTCAAGTGTTTGAGGAACCGTTAAGAACATCACAGATCAAACAAATGTATGAGTACGTTACGGAATTCAAAAATAATCATGACGCATACGGTAATCGGAAGAATGAGTAAGACCCAGGTTGAAGAAATTCTTCGTACAAAGTTTCTTACTAGAGAAAAGTTTGTAGATGATATAGAAGTTCTAGTACTCAACAGTAAACTCAATTACATCGATGCAATTCTTCATTACTGCGAGGAAGCTGGAATAGAACTTGAGATGGTACCGAAACTTCTCAATCGTGCAATTAAAGAAAAACTAGAATACGATGCTGGTGAGTTAAACTTTCTGAAACTAGAGAGTCGTGCCCGACTTCCATTATGACTGGATATGATACATATATCACCTTTCTGGCACTGAAGAGACACTTTACCAGTGATTATGATTATCATAAGTACAATGGTAAAGTTAACTGTTCACTGAGTACCTATAAGAAGGATCAGAAGAACTATTATTTCTGTGAAAGACTGGCCAGGAAATACGACCATGATACTGTGGTAGATTTCTTCCTGGCCTCTTTTGTTATGTCAGAATCACCTGATAAAGTGTGGTTCGGTTCGATAGTGCGAAATGGAGAGAAAACATATAAAGAGTGGTTATATCGACTGGAACACATGGAACAACGATTTGAGTCCGATATACATAACCTCTTAGAAGAGTCAGGAAACTTCAAAGACATATTTACGACAAATCATAGACACCCACTGATTCTGAAAAGATATCTATCGGGTGAAATGAGTCCAGAAACGATGGTAGTACTCGACACACTCACCGAATTCTGTGATATACTGGATTCAGAATTAAAGGATTCCATCTGGAAGAATACATACAAGTTCATTCGAAATTATAGGACATTCCTAAGATTCAGTAAAACTGACTATAAGAAGGTACTCGCACATGTCGTTTCTACATTCAAAGACAGTTCAGGATGAACTAGACACCATCGAAGAACTACAGATGAATATCGAAATTCTTAGTGAGATCGTCGATAGTGGTAGTGCTAGTGAAGAGACATATAAGTCGTACTTCAACTGTATGTCTGAGTGTCTGGAGAAACAACGAATTCTCTGGACTCGACTACAGTATGAAGACGACCCAGATGTGATGGTACTTCGTGAATCTATCGAACAACTTACATCTAAGTTGGGTAGAGATACAAATACAGAATCCGTCTCACATTTCTTGTCTAGATTACAACTAGAACTAAATACGAACATAACTGACGCAAGAGCATATTTAGGATGGGATTTCTAATAGAAGATCTAAAGAAAACCATTGCATTTCATGATAAGTTAAATCCGGACATTTGGAAACCCGATGGGAAAATGAAACCAGATGTCTGGATTGCACTCAATCGTATTGCAAATGAGTTCATAAAGTATCTGGAGATACCAAAGAAATCAGTACTCGATATTATCTTCCTTGGCGGAAATGCTGGATATAATTACACTCAATATTCAGACATTGACCTTCATCTGGTTTTAGATCCAGACAAGTTACCGGACTGTCGAAAGTATATTGACAATTACCTCTTCAATGCGAAGGAATTGTGGAATAAGAATCATGATATCTTCGTGAAAGGTAAAGAAGTTGAGATGTATGCTGAACTTCCCGCACAGTCCAGAAAGAAGGGCCAAGGTGTCTATAGTCTCAAAGAGAATAAGTGGTTACAGGAACCAGAGAAGGTAAGACCCGCATTCGATGAAGATTATATACAATCTAAGGTGACAAGACTCTCACGAGAAATCGACCACCTGACAGATGGTGTTAATGATTCCATCGAATCACTCAAACGAATGAAGAACAAACTCAAGAGAATGAGAACAGGTGCTCTAGAGAAAGGTGGAGAGTTTTCCCCCGACAACATTGTCTTCAAGGAATTGCGAAATACTGGTAAGATTCAACAAATTTATGACCGCATAATTGAACTATTCGACGACGAACTGGGGCTAGAGTAAATGAGATCATCCGATATCAATATCGATTTCACGAATGGGGACGAAGACTTCTATAGTCGTCCTCGTCAACCGGTGAGAGTAGACAAATCGAAACAGGTACTTGACTTAGTACGGTACATCATGAATCAGTGTCAACTCGATACCAGTAGCGTGGATTGGGCAATTGTCGAAAAGGAACTGAGAAAGATATTATGAAGAATCATGAAGAGAGGTTGACATCGGCCTCTCTTCTGAGTTATAGTGTAGTCATGAGTCAAAGGAACTCTATATATGCAACGATTTCGTTCTGGTCACCAACTGAAGAACTACATCCTCAATCTTGAGCGCTGTCGTTATTCGGACAACTATATCTGTTCAGTTCTGGATCTAGTGGAAGAACAGCAACCCGATGTTGTTCGTGAATACTTCGAACTAGAAGAGGAAGAATAGTCGTGGACTTCAAAATACGACACCTGTCAACTAGATTTGGTGGTACTCTTGTCCAAAAGAATAGTTCAGTATACTTCGAATTGAATATTGTTTTCGAAGTATTTGACTCTTGGTTGAAGAGTTGGTGTGAAGAACAATCCAAGGAATATCAGAAGGTTCATGTCGTATCTTCAATCGAAGAACATGAACAATACATGGAATCCCTTGAAATGAAGTTCAATGATGACTATACTATTACCATCAATTCTAATCCAAACTTTGAGGATGTACATCTGACGAGATATTCATACAATATGAATCATCTCCTCAACTATCATGAGAAGTTCGATGTATTCCAGTATCATGGTTGGGTAGAATCGACCCCAGTCACACTGGCAGCACTACAGGAACTTCGTCAACTCATAGAATCTGGATTCTCCTACAGTCATTTCACAGACGGTGTTGTGTTACAGAGAGTTCTTCAAGTATTCGATAACTATTGGCATTAGGAGTCTATATTATGTGTTTCTCTTCCATCTTTGATTATTTCCGCAATTGGTATCTGAATGATTATGTTGACTCTCTTCTGGATGAGTATTGTATCAGTACTTCTGAATATTCGATGAGAGTGTTTCGTGAAAGAACAGCTAAATTGAACAGTCGAACTGATATTTTCCTTGAGTTTATGTCATTCTTCCGTGATCAAGTTGACTGAGGATCTACATAGGGGTATAGTCCACCTATACCCCTATTCTTTTGGTATCTGATATGAAATATAATTATGATGTTCTGGAAATTGATAAGTATCGCTCATATGAGTTGATATCCGAATACCATTATAGTAAAGTGATGCCGAAACTAACCAAACATTTTCTTGGTGTATTTCTGGAAGATGATTTAGTTGGTGTACTGACATTAGGATGGGGAACACAACCACGACAGACTATCAATAAATTGTTTCCCGGACTTGGTACCGAGTCTTACTATGAAATTGGTAAGATGTGTATGCATCCAGATATGCCCAGGAATAGTGAGTCACAGATGTTATCTTCTGTCATCAAGTGGATGAAACAAAATACACCTGAGAAACTATTTCTTTATACCTGGGCAGATGGTATTATGGGGAAACCCGGATATGTGTATCAGTCTGCTAATTTTCTATATGGTGGATTCATCTGGACTGATATATTTGTTGGTCCGGATGGTGAAAAGATACACCCGAGGTCAACCAAACAACTTCTTATCGAGAATGCACAGTGGTGTGGAAGAGATAAACTTTACTGGTTGACTCATGATTTCTGCGAGATGAAAGGAATCAAGCGATATCGTGGTAAACAATTCAGATACATCATGCCTCTGAATAAGAAAGCGAAGAAACTATTGAACGATTCTACGGTGACCTGGGGACTGAACTATCCAAAAGATAAAGATGTTACATACAAGATGAGAACATACGATGGTTATGTTGACTCTGGTCCTCCACCATTTGATATGTCGGTTGTCAATGTGAATCAAAAGAATGTGAAGAATTTCTTACGATAAAGTTGTATAAATACAAAAACACAGTTCAGGTTTAACCTGAACTGTGACACAAAAACTATTCATAATTTCGGAGTCATACAATACATGGGGTTCAACAATTACGCAGAAGTCCTTAATGGAAGGCTGGCTATGCTGGGTCTGGTGGCTGCACTTGGTGCATATCTCGTTACTGGCCAGATTATTCCTGGCGTCTTCTAGTCTGATATAATATTTTCTTATAAGTAATCATCAGGAAGTGTCATAGGTTTGATCCTTGACACTTCCTTTTCTTCTGAGTTATGATCAGAGAACCAATGAGATGTGTTCATGAAAACTGTCAAGTTCCATAAAGGTACACCCATAAAAGACCCGGTATATGGTCCACAGATCACATACAATGTCAAACATGGGACTAAAAAGGTTGGTGAAATCCACCAATTCACAAGTCCGATATCGAAAGAAGCTGGTTTCGAATGGGTAGTGTATGATAGTATTGATGGTAAACCCGTCTATCATGCTTTCTTTCTAGAAGAAGCACAACTGTTTTGTGAAAAGTTCATTGATAAACTCTACGAGGTATAGATAATGTCGCTCTCCAAACAATATAATCGGATTTACGCAACTGAACTTCAAAGTGTAGTAAATAACCTACTCTCAACTGCTACTGCTCTACAGGGAGCGATTCTGGATGATGTGACATTTGATTCATATATTCAACTGGGACGATTTGCTGGTGAATTTGTATTAGTCGAAAAGTTATTCAACACACTTGAAGAATCGATGTACGAAGATATCGATTTCCATAGTGACTATGATGCATATCCGGATTATGATGAGTTGTACGATGAATCCATCTACGATCAACCAGTAGGTACACCTATCAACTTCCAATCGAAGAAAGAAAAGGAAACAGAACCCGCTGAAGTATTCTATTCAACTAATACACCAGATGGTACCGAATACTTCGATAAGGCTACATCTCAACGGTGTGAGTACGATGCATCCAAACAGACTTGGTTCTGTACAGATGGTGAGGAATATCCCGACGCAAAATAAACAACATATATAATACTCTATAGTTACTATAGGAACTGTCAATGATGTTGATCTTGACAGTTCCTTTCTTCTGTACTATGATCGTGGAATGGAAATCAAGGAACAACGGCAATGACTCGTTTCAATCTTTCAACTGAACAACTCGTTGAACTGGTCACTAAGGAGATTGGATCTGAGTTCACTACTTCTCAACTCCGAGATTGGGTAAACCAGAGTGGATTCTCATATCCTACTATCTCCAAACGGCTGGATACTTTCAAGATTGCTCGTGGGCAATATCGTATTCAACAACTGGAACAAGCTTACAGTCAACCAGCAGTTGAACCTGTTGTGATTGTAAATCGTAATATTGATACCATCACTGCTGACATGGGCAATTTGGTACCGGAGAACGATACCACATTTGTTCCATTTGGGTGTTTCAATGATGTCAAGAAGATTATCAAGAGTAAGATATTCTTTCCTCTGTTCATCACTGGTCTGAGTGGTAATGGTAAGACACATGCAGTCGAACAAGCTTGTGCTCAACTCAATCGTGAAATTGTTCGTGTGAATATCACGATCGAAACAAGCGAAGATGATCTTCTGGGCGGATACCGTCTCCTCGACGGCCAAACAGTATGGAGCGATGGACCAGTTGTACAAGCACTTCGTCGTGGAGCGATTCTTCTGTTGGATGAAGTTGACCTCGCTAGTAATAAAGTGATGTGTCTACAACCAGTACTTGAAGGTAAAGGTGTATTCCTGAAGAAGACCAATACCTACATTCGTCCCTCATCTGGTTTCAATGTAATCGCTACCGCGAACACCAAAGGTCGTGGTTCTGACGATGGTCGATTCATCGGTACTAATATCCTCAATGAAGCATTTCTGGAACGATTTGCAGTTACCTTCCAACAGGAGTATCCTTCCTCAGTCGTAGAAACAAAGATTCTAACCAATCTGTCCGAGGTTCTTCAACTTAGTAACACTGAACAGATTATCAAAGACCTTACTACTTGGTCTGATATCATTCGTAAGACTTTCGTTGAAGGTGGAATCGATGATGTTATTTCGACTCGTCGTCTTATCCATGTACTTCGAGCTTATGCAGTCTGGGGTAATATCTCCAAAGCGATCGAACTAACCACAAATCGTTTCGATGAT